TGAATTTCCTGAGGAAACATCCCAGTCGACCACCTTTGTGCGGAATCAGAGTGCCTCCCTCGGTACGTGGACAGGATTGTTCAATCCTGTCTACCCCGGTGGAGATCCACTCGAAATTCTGTACTATGGTGGTTCAACGGGTTCGCTCTACAGAACGCGCCAGACTTGGAAAAAGGTCTGGTTTTCCGGAGCATTCACTTACCATCTTCCTTCCTTGTATAACTCAAGGATAAAGATGGTGGAGGATGCACGTCATGCCTCGACCCTACTAGGTCTTGACTTGACGCCGGAGGTTCTGTGGAACGCGACTCCGTGGACATGGGCCATTGGTTGGTTCTCCAATGCGGGAGATGTAGTAGCTAATCTCTCGGATTGGGCCACAGATGGCTTGGTGTTGAAGTATGGTTACATCATGATGCATAGCATCGTGACAGATACCTACTTCGTTACGAACAGAGGGAGACTTTCGTCCCCTGCTGCGCAACCGTCTAAAGTCGTCATTTCCGTGGAAACGAAACGACGAAAGAAGGCGACACCATTTGGGTTCGGCCTAACGATGGGGCAGTTTACCCCCCGTCAGTTAGCCATAACAGCGGCCCTTGGTTTAACCAAGGGAGTTAAGAGGCTTTGAGAACCTCTTGCTGTTGGATGTTGATCCCTGTGTCGAGCCATTGGGGCTCGAGACCCGAGTCCTAGGAGTGATGCCCATGGCATTTACTGATCCGTTGTCCGTCACCATTAGTGCTGTGACTACGCCTCTGCCTCGTACTTCGATGGCAGATGACGAGTCAAAGTACACAAGTGCTGACGGTCTGATACAGGTGTTGGCGTCCCACGATAGTGGTAAACGCCTTCGCCATGTACTCAGGATCAACCATTCGAAGCTCGCAGCGGATCCGTTTCGGCCTTCGGAGAACGTCAAAGTCTCGATGAGTCATTATCAAGTCTTTGACATTCCGATCGCCGGATATACGGCTGCCGAAATTTTGGCAGTATATACAGGCTTCAAAACCCTGTATACCGCGTCGAGCGATGCGCTCATCACCAAGCTTCTTGGTGGCGAGTCGTAAATGGTTCTGTCTGGGGGGAGGAAACATCGAACGTGGAGGTCAACAGACCCCCACTTCGTTGTTCCTCTTCACATGACAGATCCTGAAAAGGACGGTAATGATGATGAGGTGGTGCTGAACCTTCGGGTGAGCTTTCGAGCTCTCCTGTTGGTCGGCATCATCATCCATGTCATTGCCGTTCCAGGCGGAATCCTTCTTGACCGATTCCTTTGACGGGATTGGTCCGGATGATTTCTCCTGGTTTACCTTTTCAGGTGCCTTTTTGGCATCCGTGTTTGGTATAGACGATGAAGCATAGCTTCCCTCTTAGTGATGAGGGGGTTCGCTATTGTGTAGGTGATAAGCCTACACTGTCGTCTATGCAAGTGTCATAGGGCTAAGGATACTCAACCTCCATAAGGGGGTGGTATGAAAAGCCTAATGTCACTCTGGTCCATGGTAGCGGAGGAATCCGCTGCCAGATGCTGCACCAGCGCCACTAGGGACATTAATACCGTCTCTAGTCGAGTCAAACATGAGGGGTTATCGTTTCTCACGATAACCCTACCCGACCTTGGAAAGGCAGCCCAAAGCTGGCTGGACCTTGGTCGCGTCGTGCCGAATTCCCAATTCCCTACGGGGAAAGTGGGACAAAGTTACCCCCAATTTCTTGGAGGTTTCTTTGCACGTGTGTTTGACCGGAGTAGTGGCTTGTTACTTGATGATCCATGTGTTGATTCAGTTATTGCCATTCGCCAGCTAACGCTGATGTTTGGCAAACTGTCCCTTCCTTGCTCCCCAGCAAGGGAACGGGCGGCAATGCGTGGATACATCAAGTGTGAGCAGGATGTCCGCCAGGCAGACATGAATCTCCCCCAGAAAGATTTGGAGGATTTTCAAGCAATGTCTAGCCTGCTGTTTAGTGAGTTGTTTACCCAAATGGACAGAGATGTCTTTTATGGGCAACTTCTCCCTAAGCATGGCCCCGGTGCCGTAGCTGATAAGCTTTCCAGCAATGGAAAGTACAGACTACGGACTTGGACCCGGCGACTCGAAGAGGTCTTTCCCTCATACGAGTACTTGATTCCAAACCTCCATTTTAGGGAGGAATTGGATCAGGTGAACATCCTCGAACCCGGTTCGGAATTACCTGTGAAGGTAATATCCGTCCCTAAGACGTTGAAAACACCGCGGATTATAGCGGTGGAACCTGCGTGTATGCAATATACGCAGCAGGCTCTCCTCCGCTGTTTTCTCGCGGCTTACGAGAGGGATGAACTCCTCCGCAAGCTGATCGGATTTGACGACCAAGAGCCTAATC